CAGAGAAAAAATAGTTTCACGTTTTGCCAGAAGGCGGCGTGGAAATTTGCTAACAATATATGCAGATGAGGTGAGGACATGGAAGGCAGGTCAACAAATTATAAGAAGATTGAGTACGTCGACAGGATGCTGAAGGCGCTGGGAACCCATGAAGCCGTATCGGCCTTCATCGAGGGGGACGATCGGGAGGATGTGATCGAAATAGCCAATATGCGGCTTGCCGAACTTGAAGGCGGCGATAAGACGCCGGGCGCAGTTTCTTCTGCGGTCGCAGCTCCAAAGGCGGCACAAATGAAGCAGGGCGAAACGCAGAAGATCACGAAAAAAGAAGAAGCATTCAAGCAGTCGCCGGACGTACATAAATCAATAATTACCTGGCGTGGCGGCAAGGTTGTCACAGACCACTACGATGAGAAGGGACACAGGATCGAATCGTAATAATGCCGGGACAGGAGAGGGCTGATGAAGATAAAAGCGACATTTAAGGGCATCGTTACTCGCACAGCATTTGCGCCTGACGAAAAAGGCGAGAAGGGCGCAGCAAATAGCAAGGTTTTATCTGTTCAGGCAGGCGGCAGCAAAGAGCTTACCGATCAGCAGCTCGCCAAGATAAACACCTATGCCCGTAAGCCTCTCACAAAAGAGCAGATACATTATGTGCGGCTGCTTATGGCCCATAACGGCATAGATCGGGACGTTGAGCGTTTCGCTGAGGATCTGCTTGTCAATTTCGCCAATACCTTGCCGGGTAAGGGGTTCTTTGTGCAGGGACATCCTTCCGCGTACAAAGGCACCGGCGCGCCGGGCGAAGGCCTGTATTTCGACGCGCAGACAGAGAACATGACGCCCGAGGAATTCAAGCATCTCACCAGCGAAGACATAGAGCTGCCTGACGGCATAACAGGCGTCAAAGTGCTGTTCGGCGACGCATATCTGCTGGCGCTTGACAGCAACGCGGACACCCGCGCAAAAATCGACGCAGGCATTTACCGGTTTGCGAGTATAGGGTTTAAGGCGCCTCTTTATGACATAACCGACGAAAGAGGCAATTACATATATGGCGAGTACCGTCCGGGAGGCGAGGCCCGTGAAGGGTCGCTAGTCTGGCTGGGCGCTCAGCCGGGGGCAGGCGTGATGAAGAGCGCCAAGGGCTCGCCCGAGACAGCAGAACAGCCCAATAAAGAGATGGAGGGAAGAAAGCAAATGATTAAAGCACTGGTCGACAAAATCAACAAGACCTTTAAGACCACATTCACAGAGGAAAACGCGGGCGACAACATAGTCGATCTCATTCAGCAGAAAGATACCGAGATCGAGGCCTTGAAGCCCAAGGCCGCTGACGGCGACGCATACCGTAGGGACATGCTTGCCGACATCGGGAAGTTCGGCGCGCTTATCGGCGAGCTGCCGAAAGAAGACGCTGCGCAGAAGACCGAGATGGACTTCATCGTAACCATGCCCATCGATCGCGTAAAAACGATGAGGGACAAGTACGAGGCCAAGGCCAGGGAGATGTTCCCCGCCCAGTTCATCATCCAGACCAAGAGTGAAGAGGAAAAGAAGCAGAAAGAGGACGCGGCAGGTCCCAAGGATTTCTCAAAGGACAATCCGCTCGATCCGAATAAGAAGGAGGACAAATAGCCATGGCAAAAGGAACCATTGCCGACAGCATTCTGAATGTAAGGACACTCAAGCTGGCCCATAACGCAGAGACAGCCGCCGGTGATATCATCGTCAACAACAACATGGTGCTTATAACGATTGCGGGCGCTCTCATCAATGTGGCGGCCGCATACGCTTACATGGGCAAGATGCTTATGCCCAAAGAAGCCCCCCTGGTGATAAACGTGGGCGACAAGGTTTATTTCGACGCGTCCGCTGCCAAAGTCACCAAGACCACATCAGGCAATACGCAGTGCGGTTTCTGCCTCGAGGCCGCAGGATCAACCGATACAGAGGTGCTCATATTCCTCTGGCCGGATGCCGATGCTATTGTGGCCGGAGAAATTGCGGACGGCGCAGTCACGACCGGCAAGCTCGATGATGCCGCCGTAACTACCGTCAAGATCACCGACGCCAACGTTACAGCGGCCAAACTCGCAGCCGATGCAGTGGAGACCGCCAAGATCAAGAACGCAAACGTCACGCTTGCCAAGCTTGCAGCCGGCATAGCGCCCAGCCACATCTGCATAGGCGCAGGCGAGTTTACCACTGCCGGCGGCGACGCGAACGAGAGCATCTCAGTTGCCGGGCTGGTGTCTACCGACCGGGTTATTGTTTCGCTGTCGCAGAAGGGGTCCACGCCAAGGACCATACTCACAGCCGCAGCCGGCACCGGAACAATCGCCGTTGTAATGTCCGACGATCCGTCGACTGACCACAAAATAACATATGCCTGCTTCAGGGCAGTGGCATAAGGGGAGGTATATACACATGAAGACATCGAAAACATTGTTCATAGTAATCGCAGTGATCGTGGCGCTCTTTGCGATCACCTGCATCGCTTATGCCTCGCCTGATCAGGCCTTTGGCATGGCATCTGCCGGCATGATGCCGTTTGCAGGGATAACCGTCTATGGCCGCAGGATGTTCGACTGGTCAAAGATAAAGGATATTGCTCCGACCGACCAGAAGGCCGCGATCATGGCCCGGATAAACAGCTTTATGAAAGAACTCGGCGTTGCTACTGTCGGGAAAATGGTAGGACCTGACCCTGCATTTCAGGGGATTGCTCCTGTGCCGCTCATTACGACAGACACCATCAAGACAGGCCCCGACCGCGGGTATGAGCTCCTTTTTGATGAAGTAGATATGCGGCAGAGCTCTAGCCGCACCTTCGACATCATGAGCATAACCGGCGGCGTCACCTTCTACCAGCAGGAAGAGGGCGAAGAGGCCAAGCTGAGCAAACTGCCTACCGGCACCAAGGCCGCTGTCAGGGTGGCCCGCTTTACCGGCGGGTTCCCGATCCTGGACGACTGGCTAAGGTACAACGAGTATTACAAGATCGAAGAGCTTACGGCCGACACCGTCCGCCGCTGGTGGAACAAAAAGGCCACAATGTTCTATGCCCTTATCGCCGCGATCAGCTCAGGGCAGAATCAGGCCTTTGCGACTGACGATTCTACGACCATCAACAACGCCTGCGCCGCGATACTGGTAGACCTGGAAGCCGCAGGATATCCGGTTGAGGAAGGCTCTCAGTTCGCGATCGTTTGCAACCCGACGCTCAAGGCTCGCATCATGAAAGCCCTGGCTGCAAGCTTTGTGAATCCGAACACCAACCTCAGCCAGATAGTGCATCCGATCAGCGCGGTCGTCAGCACCACAAAGATCGCCAACACCAGCTACTATGTGTGCCTGCCGGGCCTCAAATCCAAGAGGGGCGAATGGGAAGACCTCAACACCAGGCCGCCGCAGCGCAACGAGCTGGTACTCGGCGCCGACCACATCTGGACCGGCGCGTATAACGGGGCCATCGGCGAAATCAAGCAGTTCAGGCGCTGCGCGCTTTCATAGGGCTCGCGCTTCTTAACCGAATCGTGGGGCCGCGGGGCCCCACGGTTTACTAAGGAGCGTGAAAGACCATGGCAAAAGTGACGACAACGGAAATAACTGACCTTGGGTTCATCCCCGAGATGTTTAAAAAGGATGAGACCTCTTTTCCGGCATTTCTCACCGGCATAATCAATGAGCAGTCACTTCTGCTGCAGGCCCGGATCGGCGCGGCAAATTACGCTGTTTCCGCATCGCCCATGAAGGACTATGCGAAGCTTGCCGAAAAGTGCCTGGTGGCCGCTGAGCTTTGCCAGAGGCGCATAAATATCCTGTTGGCCAACGTCACCGGCGCCGGACAGGAGCTTGATACCTCCACAGAGCGCAGCCAGATGAAGATATACCGACAACAGGGTGATGAGCTTATCCAGAAGATACTTGCCGGCGGGTCTATGGACAGCGGCAGCGATATGGCCTTTAGCACGCTCGTAAGCGATCATTTCAGGGACGGGCATGTTTAAGGTCACGATCATAGGCGACAAGGCCCTTATAAGCGGCCTCAATGAATTTGGCGATGGGCTGGATGCTGCTCTCGGGCGCGGGCTGGATCGGATCGGCGCAGGCATCTTCCGCGCCGCGTATGAGTGGCTTTCGGGTCCCGGCAGCAAGGCAAGCCGCAAAAAGGGCGTGGAAGTATCCGCAGCGGGCAGTTATCCGATACCGGTAGTCAGCGGGCATCTCCGCCAGCTGCTCGATTGGCTACATCCGGGCGAATCCAAAAGCGGCGAGGCGGGCACATATACGGCCGGACGGAACGAGATAGTGGTTTTCGACTCTGCGGCTTATCACGCACCTATTTTTCTGGGAGAAGGCAGCTCAGCTAAATTCGGCTCGCGCAATGCGCTTGTTGACGGGTTGAATCAATTCAACCAGGGCGACCAGATAGAACACATTCTCGAAGAAGAGATCAAGGTGGATATCGACAAAAGGGGGCTGGCGTAATGGAAAACTGGTCAACAACTCAGGTCGCATGGGTCAGCTTCATCATAATATTTGCATATCTGGTGCTGAAGAGGGCTATTGATTTCGGAACTGACTACTTCCTGAAAAGAGGCGTCGGGACGGACTATGTGTCCGTTGCTTCCTGCAAGGAAACAAGGGAATTATGCATAAGGCAGAGGGAAATTGTATCTGACCACAGAGCGCAGGATATGGTGGCGGTAAAAAACGCCCTTTTTCTTTTAGTGGATAAGAATCCGAAAATAACCGCCAAAGAGAAAGCAGAAATAAGGAAAGGGCTGATAACAACATGAAGGATAATTTTGAAAAGGGCTGGGCCTTCACCTTCGGAGAAGAAGGACCTCCTACCAATGATCCCGATGATCCGGGCGGAGATACCAAGTGGGGAATAGCCAGAAATATGCATCCAGAGATCACAGGTGCCCAATGGGCTGCCTGGACAAAGGATGATAGCAAACGAGTGGCCAGGGCTGAGTATTGGGCCAAGGCCGGATGCGATACGCTTCCTTCTCCCCTGGATATTCTGGTGTTCGATGCCTGCTTTAATATGGGGCGGCCTGAGGCTCTTGCTCTCTTGCAGGAAGCCCGCAAAAGACCGGGAGACGATACAGTGGAGTATTTGTTCTTCAGGATACGGCACTACTCGGACAAGGTGAAAAAGGTGCCCGCCAAGATTAAATATTTTCGAGGCTGGGTGAACAGGGTTCTTGATCTTTTCGATATAGTGGACCCGGCGTGATTATGAAAACGATCTTTTCAGTAATTATAGCGCTGTTTCTTGCATCCATAGCGGATGCCGGGATTCTGACCTTTTCATGGGATGCGCCTGCTAAAAACACTGACAACAGCCCGATATTCGCCGGAGAAATAACCGGATATGAGCTCCGTTGTCAGGATTCTCCGACAGGTCCCGTAATCATAACGAGTATTTCCCCGACGTTACTCACATATACCTTTACGGGGCTTGCGAATGGCGCTCAGAAAATTTGCACTGTCGTGGCAGTTACGGCGCAAACCAAGTCGGCGGATTCAAATCAGGTCACTAAACCTTTTTTCGTGACGCCGGAGACTATCCCTCTCCGGTGACCACTGAGATACAGGCCGAACAGGCAACAATCAGGGATAGACTCAGAATCGGCCCGCAGGGAAGGCTGATAATAAAATAACCCCGGCAATTTACCGGAGTGAGCAGTAGCTGGAAGGAGGAATGTATGATTCAAATGATTCTCCAAATCTTGTCAGTGGGCCACGACAGCGAAAAAGCCTCACAAGATGCAACGGGGCATGGTCTGAACCCGCTGCTGCAGGCAAAGGTCATAGGCATATGGCTGTTCGCGTTCGCGCAGGTTGCAAAGAGCATTTGGAATGTATCTATTCCAGACGATATGGTTAATTCCACTGCGAACACTATCGCTACGGTAGTTCAAGGTTGCGTATCCCTGTATGGTGTGGCTATGTACGCCTCGGACGCCTGGTATAAAGCCCACCCGAAGGTCCAGCCAATGGCCCCGGCAGGGCAGGCTCCGACAGGGGTACAGGTAGGCGCTCCGCCTGCGTCACCGCAGAAATAGCGGCTTGTAGAAACAATCGAAAATCTCTTTTGAAAGGAGTAAAGTATGCGAAGCATGAGAAGCATAGTTTTTCTGATCGCGCTCGTGACGATCATGGCAGTTGCTGTAACGGGATGCACGACGGCTGCACAGGTGAAAGCGGCACAGGCCAACACGGCCAGCGGGGAGGCAATCCTGTTCCAGGCCCGTGTAGCACAGAACCAGGGCACTATCACCCCGGCGCAGTATCAGCAGGTGCGTGACATCTATACCAAATGGAGAGCGGCGACAATCCTGGCGATAGATGCTGAGGAAGTATATTTGAAGGTGAACACAGCCGATGCCAAAGACAAGCTGGCCGTGGCCTTGTCAAATGCCGGGGTGATATTCCAGGACCTGACGCGGCTCGCTGTGGAGTTTAAGATCATAGGGGGTGGACAATAATGGAAACTGCTGTCCTGATAGCACTCATTAACGCAGGGATCGCCATAATCAAGGCGGTCATTCCCGTCGTCGCCGCCGATGATGTAGCTTCTTTGGAAGCTGCCATCGCCGCGCTCGAAGGGGCCAAACCCAAGACCGCAGAGCAGATAGAGGCTGCGGCCGACGCGGTCAGCGGAAAGCCCGCGTAAAAAAACCTTTCACTTTCTCCACAGGCCCCGGATCCGTCCGGGGCTTTTTTTATATTCACCCTTCACCGTTCACTATTCACGGTCCGTTAAATAGTTTCATCATCTGCCAGAACGCGGAGCGAATATTTGCTACTCTTGATTTATGAAACAACCCGGCAGTGAGCATTATCGCTATATTTGCGTCCGGAGATTAGGCTAAGATGGCCGGTTTCAATGACATCCTCGAAGCCCTGCGCACGGACCTCGAAACCGACTCCGCATTAAAGGCCCTTTGCCTGTCTAAGTGGAGAAAAGCGCAGATGGTCAAAATTTTCTACAAAAAGCGGATCGAGGTCGGCCTTGACGAATACCCGCTCATATTCCTAACCCGCCCGATTAAAAAGGGCAGTTCAACCGAAAACGTGCATACCTGCCGGATTTTTTACGGTTTTAAGCAGGACGACAGAGAGGCGGCCGCTAAAGAGGCCATCGACTTCGAAGAGGCTATTGATGCTGCTCTCCATGCCAGCAAGGCGGCTGACAAATACAGCCTATATATACAACCCACAAGCACAGTGAACGATGAAGGAGTCTATCACCCCGTTTACTTCGGGGCGAAGGAAGTAGAAATAGAGCAGCCAATTTCATGAGGAGGAAATTATGCCATACAAGCTAAACCCTAATGTTCCGGATTTCGACCTGACGGACGGCCCTTTTGCTGGGCGGCAATATCGCGCCGGCGAGATATACACCGAGGTCCCGCCCGCGGAGAAAGACAAGTTTGAAGAGGTGCGGGAGGAATCGGCACCCGCAGAGACAAAGTATCAAAAACTGAGTGGAAAGGCTGTTCAGCCCCCTGGTGGAGTTGACAGCGCGGAGGACAAATAACCATGCGCAACTTTATAGCCAACAACAACCTTTTCGCGGTCTCGGCGGGGCTTAAAGAGACCTTGCTCAACACCGCGCAGACGCTCGACACTAGCATGCTCATTGCCCTCGCTAACGTCATCAGCAACGAGCCGCGCACAGAGAACAACAGCAATGAGGCCACAGGCAAGGAAGAGCCTGATACCATCTACAATCTCGGCTGGCAGTCAGGCGGGCCGTGCGACTTTGAAAAGGCCCAGGCACAGCACTTTGCTTTTCTCTATGCCTATGCCCTCGGGGTTGACGTGCCTGCCGCATGGGGCACTGGCTACCAGCACCTTATCACGCCGATAGCGGATAACTTCGCACACCCTGCCTTTACCGGGGCGCAGAGGATCGGCAAGACCATATTTAAAAAGCGGTTTTCGTCCCTGTTTGTCGACAGCGTAAAGGCCACCTTTGCCAAAGACAGCTGGGCAAAGCTTTCGGGCACGCTCAAGGGTACAGGCAAGGCCGATAACAGCATCGTAAGCGAGCTGATCACCGCCGCATTCAATGCCACATCTCTGACGCTTGCGGCCAACGGAGTGCAGGGATCTACCGCTGACGAGCGGCTTAACAGCATCCACAATGTCCGTGTAGTGGTACCCAGCACCGGCGAATATCAGGATGTAGTGGTTTCAGCCGCATCGAGCGCCACGCCCGGAGTGCTGACGATTGTGGCTCCCGGTGTAGCAGCTACTTCTACCACCTTTGAGGTCCTGTATGCGCCCACAGAGGCAGCATGGGGCACCTTCCCGGCAAGGATCGTTGAACCGCCTTTGCGGGTGACAGATTTGGTCGTAAACATCGGCGGCAAGTGGAACGGCTCGGCCATACTCGGCGGCCATGCCATGAGCAGCGAGATCGAGAGCATAGAGCATAACATCGCCAACAACCTCAAGATCGAATTCAGGCCGGGCGGCACCGGCAACTATGCCAACTCGGTCTACCGCGAGGGCAGGGTGCAGACACTTTCGCTCGACAGGCAGCTGCGCGACTACCTGATGCAGCAAAAGCTCGACACCGGCGAATACTTTGCCGTAAGCATGAAGGCCACCGGCGCCGAGTTTGAGACGGGCAAGGCCTACTATGCCTGGCTCATCTTCCCGCGCTGCGGGCTGCTCAAGGCCCCGCTTAAGGTCAACGGCAAGCTCATGGGCGAGACCGGCGACCTGCAGGTGCTGGAAGACGGCACCTACGGCAGCGTGATAGTGAAGGTAGGCAACAAAGTAGCGGCCTACGCGGCGTAGATAACTCCCCCGGCCCCCTCTTACTTTAAGAGGGGGCTGAAGGGACGCGAGAAAACGCAGGGGTGAAAAGATGATAAAGATCAAAAGCCGCAAGGTGCTCGATGCAGTTGAATGCGAGATGGAGCTTGGCGGAGATAAATTCCCTATCGTATTAAAGCCGATCACCGAGGAGTACCGGGCCGAAAAACTGATGCCGTTCCGCAAAATGAAACACATACGCAATCCGGTGGGCGGCAAGATGGAACTTGTCACTTATTGGGACGACCTGAACCCCGAGTATCGTAAGGTTGCCGATGATCTGCTTAATGAAATAATCGTCAGCTTTGGCGGTGTTGACATCGAAGATGAAAAAGGCAACCCGATAACGGATGAGCGCGAACGGAAACTGGTGCTTGGCTCCATTGAAGTGGAAGACATGGAGACCATCCCCATTTCAGATGAGGCCGGGGAAAAGGCATCGATACAGGTGCCGAGAACGCGCTTGTTCGGGCAGCTGATATTTGGAAAGGCCATATCGCTTTCAAAGGCGCATATGGAGGAAGAAACAAAAAACTCTTAGCCCTCGTCCGGTGCTACTATGCCGGGGGCGAGGGGGCGGTGCCGACGCCGGAGAATGCGGACTTATGGAGCGTGCTCTGCATATGCGCATCACAATGGAGGGTCGGGTTTGGCGGGGCTTACGGGCTGGATTATTCGGCGGTGTTTGCGGCCGCGCAGATCAGCGGCGTGGAACTGATAAAGGAAGACCTTGACAAGATACGCGCTTTTGAAACTGAGGTGCTGAGTATCTGGAACAAAAGCGGCGGACAGGGGCCATGCAATGAAGAGCAGAAAAAGCAGTGCAAATATGAGTTTGGGGAATACCTGGACTTCACCTGCAGGAGCTGCGAGAGAAATCCAAACCGTGATACGGGAGAGGGCGATATAAAAAATGGGCCAGCAGATAAAGATAGTCGTAACGACTGACGCATCTGGCGCGGTTACGGGCCTTAAACTTGCCGGCGACGAAGGCGAGAAATCGGCTGGCAAGATCAAGACCGCTTACGAACAGCTGGGCATTAAAACCACTGCCGACATAGAGAAGACCCGCTGGCAGATCAATGAATCGTATCAACACATAAAAGACTCCGCTACATCCACTGCCGATGAAATACAGCGCGCCGAAAGGGCGAAAAACGCCGCACTCGATAAGCTTAATCAGGAAAATACCGTTAGCACCCAGACCATGGGAGACAAGCTAAAGCAGCACTGGCTATCTATCAGCGCAGCTGCTGTAGCGGCCTATGCGATTATCTCCAAGGCGGCTGATCTCGCCAAGATGGGCGCTACGGCCATGCAGACCGAGGCATCCTTTAAGAGTGTGACAGAGGCTTACGGGGTCAACGGTGATGCCATGCTGGCAAAGATGCAGCAGATATCCGCCGGCCTTATCGAACAGAGCGACCTGCAGCAGCGGGCCATGAGGGGGCTGCAGCAGGGGTTGTCTCAGGACCAGATCACCGGTCTGCTCGAAGTGGCCCGCACACAGGCCCGCGTTGCAGGGGTAGCCGTGACAGAGGCTTTTGACATGATCGTCAACGCCGTCGCCAATCAGCAGATGCGGGCGCTGAAATCGCTGGGCATACTTGTCGATCAGGACGAAGCCATGCGCAAGTATGCGGCGTCTATCGGTATTGCCAAGAGCGCCCTTTCCGAAATGCAGCAGTCGCAGGCTTTGGCTAATGCGGCCATAGAGCAGGGCAAGATGCAAATGCTCGCCATGAACACCGAATATCTGTCCGCTAAAGAAAACATGGAAAAGAATCAGGCCACCATGAAGGAATTGCAGGAGACGATCGGGCGCGGGCTTGTCGGGGCCTTCCAGATCCTCGGCGGCGTTGCATACGGGACGCTCGCCGCAATAATGCTCGGGCTGGCCTTACTTTCCAATGCGGCCGCTAATTTTCTTCTTGGTCTCCCATTTTTGGGGCAGGCCGCTAACTATATGAAGCAACTCGCGATAGACTTGGGCGGTACCGGTAAAGAGTTTAAGGATAAATCCGCAGACATGTTCAAACAGGGCTTCGACACCATTTCCGGCGCGGCTGCGGCAAATCAGAAACAGCTTGAATCAACGGAAAAGGCCGCTGCCGAGAGGGCACGTGCAGAATATACGCGTGGTATCAACTTCCGCAAGATGGGCGACATGCAGCAGGACTGGGTGGCGAAGATACAGGCTATGGACCCTACGCTCAGCGAATTTGACAAACAGCTGCTGAACATAGATACCGAGATCCGGAAGCTCAAGGCCAGTGAAGGCGACCTGCAGCTGTTTGATACATGGGGCCAGCAGATGCAGGAAATGGTGCAGAAGAGCAAAGACATATCCTTTGGCGATTTCATGCGCGAGGGCATGGACGGCATCAGGAAAGACCTGGCTGATCTGGCCAAGTGGTATGAGGACAACTATAACAAATACGTCAAGACCTGGGACAAGGAAAAGATGGCCTTTACGGAAAACGAAAAGGCCAAGAGCGTGCTGATCGACATCGAGGCCAAAAAGCGTTTTGAGATACAGGCCAAGTATGGCAAGGAAGATCTCGATGACCAGAAAAAGAACCTCGAAAAGTGGAAGGAATACTGGTCTACTGCGTATGACTACGCCAAGCAGAAAATAGATGAACTGACACAGCAATCAAAGGCCCTGGGCGACACGATTAAAGGCATGACCGATTTCCTCGCCGGGCTCGACGCTAAAAAGAAACAGCTCACCCCGCAGCAGCAGTTTGACGAAGATTATAAAAAATCGCGGTCCGTGCTTCAGCAGGACTTGATATCCCCTGAGCAGTTCGAAAAGGCCCGGCAGCAGCTTGAGACGTTCCTTTCGAAGTATAGCGGCGGCGACTTTGACAAGGGCGGGTTGTTCGGCAAGGGGTTTGAGATCGGCAACGTGCGCGGCGATTACGAAAAGCTGCTCGCCAAGGTGCAGGATTCCAAGAAAGACGTTGAGCAGCAAAAGTCGGCATGGGAGGCTTGGGGCTTGGTGGCAAGGACAAACCTCGAAAACGTGAATGACTGGATGTGGTTTGTGCAGCAAAAGCTTGAGGCGGTTGACGCTATCCTCAAGGCCGAGCATACCCTCAAGATAGACACCACGGCCGCCATAAAGGCGCTTGATGCCCTCGGCCTGAGCATGGACACCCTGATAGGCAAGATGGGCCAGCTGGGCTCTCAGCAGCGCGGAGGCGGGTATTCTTCATACACAGCCGGGGCAGACACTCCGGGCGGCGGGGGATCAACATATGAGAACTGGGTCAACTCAAATAACTTTGGCGGGCCGAATGTGGCGCCTGTTGCTCCTGCCGCGCCGGCTGCCGCAGCTATGGTCGCAAACGGCGGGGTCAATTTCGAGGGCGGTATTAATATTCATGCTCCTATTTCATTTAATGGCGATGTAAGCCAGGCTGACGGCCGCCAATTCGCCCGCGATTTCGAAGACGAACTTTCAAGTCGGATTATCGATAAGAGATCGCCGCTTGTTAAGGCTATCCACTTTACGGTAGGTAACCAACGATGATAATGACCTGCGGCCCCAATGTCCTTGAGAACTCGACCGTTGACCTGCTGGCCGGCACGCAGGATCCTCTTTTCCCTCTCTGGCGGCTGAGTGATCGGAATATCGGCAAGATCTTCGCTGCGACCGCGGCAGAGACTGTATCTGTCCGCATAGATCAGGGCGCAGCCCCGTTGCCCGTAGACCGGTTGATCATCCCGCCGGCGCATACCCTTGCGGGCGTTACGCTTAACTGGAAATGTTCAGACATTGACAGCGGATATGCCGATGTTATTGCAGGCTGGGCCCCGGCAGATAACGGGCTGATCAATAAGACGCCGCCGGCAGCATTCACGCACCGGTTTCAGCGATTCGTTATCAACACGCCTGGAGTGATCCCGCAGCTTGCGGAGCTATATCTGACGTCAACCTTTGCCTGGACAGACCTGCCTGATTTCCCTTCCGGGCCGCTCGATCCTGAGCCTAACGTTACGACACTCGAATTATCCGGCGGCGGAGACCGGTTCGTGAAAAACGGAGATCTAAAGCGCCGGCGTACCTATGTCGTGTCACACTGCGGAGCGGCCCAGAAAAACGCCATGGTGGCGCTGAATGCCCTGTGGGAAGGCCGCAAGCCCTTCTGGATGTGCGATCTTGACGGGGTCTGGATATATGTCAAGCTCACGCAGAAGATGAATATCCGCGAGGTCAAGACAGGCCAGTGGAGCTATGTATTTGATGCGTTGGAAGTTTTGCCAATATAAATTACGGGTGCAATTTATAATGGCTTTTCAAATTGCACGGCTTTACAATTGACATAGTTTTATATCCGATTTAAGGAGGATCAAGATGAAAAAGTTTTTAGTCTCAACCCTGGTTGCACTCGCCCTTGTGGCGGGTTCATTCTTTGCCAGCGTGCAGCTGATGCCGCCGGTGCCGCAGGCCCAGGCAGATACCTTTACGGCGCTAAAGAACGGCTCTCCCACTACATTTACCGGCGTTTCCTCGGGGACATTGACTCTAACCGTTGCCTCGGGTACTCAGGCCAATCTGCCGCTCACAGGGCAGTTCAGAGCGGTTATCTGGGGCAGCGGCTATACATCGAGTACGAACGACGCAAACCGTGAATATGTGCTGGCGACCTATAGCGGCAGCGGAGGTGTTTTTAATCTCGTCCGCGCTCAGGAAGGCACGACAGCCCGGACGTGGGCAACCGGCAGTTATATAGCCAATACCATCACTGCAGGCAAGCTGGGTGAATATGAAACCGCTATCAGCGCAAAGGCACCGCTTGTGTCGCCGGCACTCGTGACTCCGACAGCCACGACACCGGCTGTTGACAATAACAGCACATCAGTTGCTACTACTGCCTGGTACATGAATCAGCTCGGCGCGGCCACTCCTGCAGCGCCAGGCACGGCTATCCCTGGCACATCCTTGAAGGCGGCCAGGGCAGATCACGTCCATGCGAAAGATACCACTAAGATGGATGTCGCCGGCGGGACATTTACCGGCGGCGTCGGCGTGGGCACAGCGCCTTTGACGAATACATCCCTGACGCTTCTGGGCTTCCTTAAGACCGGCGGGACAGCCTATGTGACGAGTCAGTTTAATAAGACCAATGACACTACCTTGCAAGATATCCCCATGAACAGGACCCTTAATGTTTATGCAGGGAAAACCTATAGTGTTGATGGGCTGCTATTTTTAAGTTCTGATTTTAACTATGGTGGAGGTGGGAGCAAGTTTGCCTTTAGCGGGACTGCCACTATGACCAGTATGCTTGTCTGGACTAAGGGGGATAACTACGATCAGAATCCTCTGCAGATTAACGTTCCCGCTGGTCAGGGCGCGCGATTTACGGCGATGAATGGGGTGGTGGGAACCTCTTCAGGCTCGGGGAATGTAAATTGGATATTTAAAGGAACGATCACCCCTGCAACTAATGGGACGATAACGCTTCAATTTGCTCAATATACGAGTTATTCCCATACTAATTCGGTGCTTGTAGGCAGCTTTCTTTCCATTCAGGAACTATAGGAGCCGAATGTGCCTTTTTTCCGTGAATATGATCAATTCAGGCTGGCCTATTTATTTCAGGGCGGCCCTGCGCCGGCAGGGTTTCAGGTTCGCCTGCTCAATTCCATTCCAGTATTCACGGATACCCTCGCCACTTTAACTGGAGAGTTTGCGGGCTATAATTATAGCCCGCAAATTCTCGCATTGAATGCGGTTGACTGGCCGTTTCTCGGCCTGGACAGCAACGGCATAATCACCTTTAAATCGAGAGAGATAGTCTATCAGGCTGTGGGCGGTAATTGGCCGCAAACTGTTTCATGGGTGGTGAATCTGACAAACTCGCCGGCCGTGCTGGTCGCATGGGGGACTGACGGTACCATCTTGCAAGCTGGTCAGCGATTTGGCCTCACGATAATACTGAAAGGCCGCGCACCGATAACTGCCGGAGACAGCATTCACCAGAAGGGGATTTTGGAAACGCCGGCATCTCTTGGCGCATTGTACTCGGTGCAGGCAAATGTTAAGCAATTTCCTGATGCAGGGGATATCCTGGGCGGGGTCGATAGCAAAACAGCGCAGCCACAGAGTGTAGGCTTCCATTGGGCCAATATAAAGGGGCTGGTGCAGTGCGCGAATTACGCTACTTTCCCGGCAGCGGGATCTATGGATCAGATGTACTTGGATCAGTCTAACGGCAGGGAGTATTACTGGAACGGAGCGGCTTATATTCCGAAGCCACATATAGAGGCCGCGCCAAACGGAAGCCTGTGGAAATTTATTGTAGACAATAATGGGAATGTCGGCGGGCATCCGCTATAGGAGGTTATATGTTTAAAAAAATCTGCCTTGTATTTTGCATCTTTCTGATAGGTCTGAGCTGTCTGATTTGTCCGAGTGCCGCTTTTGCCACGGACGTTTTTTCGGTGCCGAACACCCGCCAGGTCTGCGGTCACCCATTAACGAGCGATATCACCTGCTCAGCTGCAGATGTTGGGGCTGTACCTACCAGCAGGCAGGTCAACGGGCACGCTCTTACAGGTGATGTGACGGTCAGCAAGAGCGATGTCGGGTTGGGCAGCGTGGACAATACGGCCGATACCGACAAGCCGGTCAGTACGGTGCAGGCTACGGCGATAGCCTTAAAGGCAAGCAGCGCCAATCCTGTCATATCTGGTACGCTGGTAATCGGCACGCCAAACCCGACAGATACGCTGTTAATGACTCAATTTGATAAGACCAGTTCGACAGCACTGTCTGATGTCACTGGTCTTTCTCTAACCCTGTATCCGGGCTATTATTCGGTCCGCGCAAAATTATATACGCAATCCAATTCCAGCGGCGGGGTAAAGGTTGCCCTGGG